TCGGCTGGGCGAGCCGGGAGTTGGAGCGGTGAGCCGCCTCGACCAGCTCGCTGGCAAGGCGGTCGAGGGCCGCGCCCCGTTCGTGGCGGGGGAGCGCCTTGATCTGCCGCGCCCGCTCGATCAAGCTCGGAGCGACCGGGATCTGGCTGTGGAACGGGTGCAGCCGCTCGCAGATCACGCACTTCGCCATCGCTCATGCCACCCGATCCCACAGCGTCGCGGGCTGCTCGTAGGCCAGCCGCGCCCGCCGGATGCCCCGGATGCGACGCATCTGGCTGCGAATGCGGTTCCGCAGCCGGGCCTCGTAGTCGGCGAGCTCCTGGGCCGACGAGGCGACCCACAGGCCACGCGCGCCGGCGACGAGCGGGTAGCCGTTGGCGGCGGCCGCCTCGGCCGCTTCCTCGACCTCGCGCCGGGAGCAGCCGCAGCGGTCAGCGATCTCGCTGATGGGCGTCGGGATGCCGACCTTGAGGTTCGCGGCGAGGGTCGCCGTGGTCACGGCCGCTTCCCCTTCGCCAGCTCGATGAGCGGCCACACGAAGTCCAGGAGCCGGGCGGCCTCCACAACCTTCGCTGTACCAACGACCCCTGTGACTGCCCGGAGGTGATCCTGATATGAGCTGGCTCATCCTCGCGTGGCTCGCCACCGCCATCCTGACCGGGATCATCATGGCGCGGGCGCACGCGGAGCGCGACCGATGACCGCGCCAGGCACGGCGGCGGGAGCCTACGGCGTGGTCCGGTGCCCGCATTGCGGCGGGACTGTCCGCGTTGCCATCGAAGCCGAAGCCGCCGCGCCCTACCGCGCCTTCGTCGCGGAGGCGGCATCTGAAGCCTGCGCATTTGACCCCAAAGAGCGGTGTCCGTGGCGCTGGGGCAACGAACCCGCCATCTGGTGCCGTTCGTGTACCGCCCGCGCCCTGCTGCGGCGGGAGGTAGGGGAGTGAGCGGCATCGGTTCCCCGGCCTACTTCCAGGCGTCCCTGCTGGAGCCCCGACACGACGGTCGAGCTGTTGGCGGCGGCGCTGCGGTTGACGGACCGTCGGGCGACAACCTCTACCGGCGTCCCAACGGCGCAAGGGGCTGCCGGACCTGTAAGCGAGTGCAACTACGGGAGTTCGAGGCGAGACGGACACGGACTCGTCGGAAGGCAACCCCATGACCGACACCCTGGCGGAGATTCGCGGGCGGCTGGCGGCTGCGGTGGCACGATGAGCCTCGAAGAACTGCGAGCCGACTTGGATCGCCGCGCCGCAGAACCGGGTCCGACCGTGACCATGACCAAGGCGCAGTACGCGATGTTGCTGCGCGTGGCGGAGGCGGCGGAGGCGCTGCATCGTGCCGAAGATGCGCTGACGATGGCCCGCAACGTAGACGATGCCGCGACGGTCGAACAGGCGCTCGCATACATGAAGGTCCATGAGGCCCGTGACGCCCTCCGCGCCGCGCTGTTGGCTTCGGAGAAGCGGACGCTGGAGGGGGGATGAAGCCTCGACTGCTCGACCTGTTCTGCGGCGCGGGCGGAGCTGCTATGGGCTACCACCGGGCCGGATTCGAGGTGGTCGGGGTGGACATCAACCCGCAGCCGCATTACCCCTTCGAGTTCCACCAGGCCGACGCCCTGACGTTCCCGCTGGACGGCTTCGACGTGATCCACGCCAGCCCACCGTGCCAGGGCTACACGCCGATGTCGAATCGCTGGCGAGCCAACGGCGCAGCGAAGCGAGTCCATCCGCGTCTGATAGGGCCCGTCCGTGACCGCCTCGGAGCTTCCCGAGCCGCGTGGATCATCGAGAACGTGCCGGGCGCACCGATTCGCCCGGACGTAAAACTGTGCGGTTATTCCTTTGGTCTGCGCGTCCATCGCCATCGCCTGTTCGAGACAGAGGCTTTCATCCTGTCCGTGCCGTTCTCCTGTCGCGGCTGGGAGGATCACGTTGGCATCTACGGTGACCATCCGGGCGGGAGACTGTGGACACGACGCGATGGGCACAAGCCGTTGCGCCGCGCCGATTCGGTGACGGACGCGCAGGACGCGATGGGCATCGACTGGATGCCACGCTGGTCGGAGCTGAAAGAGGCCATCCCGCCCGCCTACACCGAGTGGATCGGCGGGCAACTGCTCGCCGCGTTGAAGCCGACGCCATGATCCACGGCCGCCCGCGCTACACGCCGCATCCAGGGCGGCCGCATCGCTACGACCTGAACGACGGCACCGGCTGGCGCTGCGCCTGCGGCAAACCGCTCGACGAGGCGGCGGTGAAGCGGGGGCGGAACAACCGCAGTCGGGGCAACAAGGCCGAGCTGGACGCGGCACGCATCGTGAACGGGCGCAAGGTCGGCCCGTTGGGCCTGCCCTGGGACATCGAGATGGCCGGCTACGCCCGCCTCCAGGTGCGGAAGTACCAGCGCCCCGAGTCCTTGAGGAAGATCAGCGCCGAGCTGGACCGCATCGGCCTCAGCCCATCGGGAGAGATGCCGGGCTACATCTGGATCGAGCCCGGCCGGGGCAGCCGGCGGCTGATCGTGTTCCGCCTGCCCGACTTTGCCGACCGGCATGGGGTGCCGGATGACGAGGGGGAGGCGGCGTGACACGGGCCTACATCCGGGTCGACCCCGGCCTGTATGAGCGCAAGGTCATCGAGCAGAAATACCCGCTCGGGGCCTTTGCCGCGCTCGAGGGCTGCTTCTGCTACGGGGAGACGCAGCCGGTGCGCGGCACCTTCCGAGACGCTGCCCTGCTCCGCGCCCATCTTGGCCCAGGTGGTCGCTGGGTGCCCTTTCTTATCGAGCAAGGGGATCTCATCCTGATGCCCGGTGGCCAGCTTTACATCGACGGCTGGAAGGAATGGCAGGAGGGCGACGTTACGGTCAAGGAACGGATGGAGCGTATCCGCAACCGTAAACACGACCGTAACGTCAGCCGTAACGTCGACCGTATCCCACCCGTCAGAGCGGAGAGCGGGGCGGGGCAAAGCGGTAAGCCGAGAACGGCACGCCGTAACGACGGCGAGCCTATCGCGCTTCACGAGCTCCTCGACGTATGAGCAACCAGAAGGTCGAGACGGTGACCATCCGGGGGCTCCGGTATGTGGTGGCCACCATCCGCGAGGACGATCTGGAGCGGATCGCACAGAAGGTGGCGCGCATCATCCGCGACGAGGACAAGGCTCAGGCCGAGCGCGAACTTCGGATCGAGCACCAGCGGATGGGCCACACCCACGACGGCAGCGTTCCCGACTGCCTCGTATGCCAAGCAGGACGATCCGCGTGACTCGCCTCGCCTACCGCGTCAACGAGGTGGCTGAGCTGCTGGCCATCAGCCGCAGCGCGGTCTACCGCGGCATCAAGGCGGGTACGATCCCGGTCATCCGCCACGGCCGCAGCGTCCGGGTTCCGGCGTGGTGGCTCGAGGAAGCCACCGGGAAGCGTGCAGCCTGATGGCGCCCCAGAGGAGGCCGCTTTCCGAGCGGATCGTTGGTAAGTACCTCGAGCGCGGCGATGAGTGCTGGCCGTGGATCGCGGGGACCAAGGCGGGCGGTTATGGCAACGTCCTTCGAGACGGGGATGAGGGACGGCCCAGGAGATTCATGCCAGCTCATCGGGCGATGTATGAACTTCATCGCGGGCCGATTCCGGCGGGTATGGACCTCGACCACCGCGGCCACGACGCCTCCAACTTCTACCGCCGCCGGGCGAATGGCAGGGTGGCTTACTGTCGCATCTGTAAGCTCGACGCCATTCATCGGAGGAAAGCCGCATGACCCGTCGAAGCCCAGGCGAGGGCAGCATCGCCAAGCGCAGGGACGGCCGGTGGTCCGGCCGCTACGTCGCCAACGGCAAGCGGCGAGCGGTCTACGCCAAGTCCCGCCGCGAGGTCACCGCCAAGCTGGCCGCCGCCCTGGAGCTGCGCGAGTACGGGCTGGCTGGCCGGGCACCGACCGTGGCCGAGTACCTCGACGGCTGGCTGGCTCGCGCCGCGGTCCGGCCCATCACCCGCGTCCGCTACGAGGGCCTGCTGCGGCTCCACATCCTGCCCGCCATCGGGGCTATCGAGCTGCGCCGCCTGCGCCCGGACCACATCGCCGCCCTATACGGTGCCCTACCTCTGGCCCCGGCCACCGTCGGCCAGATCCACGCGGTCCTCCACGGCGCATTCCGCCAAGCCCTGATCTGGAACCTCGTGGCCCGCAACCCGGCCGATGGCGTCCGACCGCCGAAAGCTGAGCGGCCCGCCATCCGGGTCCTGACCATCCCCGAGGCCCACGCCCTGCTCACCGCGGTCCGCGGCGACGACCTCGAGGCTCTGTACGTCCTGGCCCTGACCACCGGCGCCCGCCAAGGCGAGCTGCTGGCGCTCTATTGGGAGGACATCGCGGACGGCACCATCCGCATCCGGTACACTCTGACCCGCGGCAAGCGGGTGTCGACCAAGACGGCGGCCAGCGTCCGCACCATCCCGCTGACCCGGCTGGCGGCTGACGCGCTCCGCAGCCACCGGCTCCGCATGGCCGAGCGGCTTCTGCCGCTGCGGGGCCGGACCGAGGGTGAGCAGTTGGTGTTCTGCGACGCCTTCGGCGACCCGCTGTACGGGCCGCATATCACCGAGCGGGCGTTCAAACCGCTCCTGCGCCGCCATGGGCTGCCGGAGATCCGGTTCCACGACCTGCGCCACGCCGCTGCCTCGCTGATGCTGTCCCGCGGCGTCCCGCCCCTCGTCGTGTCACGGATGCTGGGTCACACCAACGTCGGAACGACCCTGAACATCTACGGTCATCTGCTGCCGGGCGACATGGAAGCGGCGGCGCAGGCCGTCCAGGAGGTGTTGAGCGCATGAAGGGTTCAGCGAAGGTGTCAAACCCATGACGCCCACGCTCGCGCCACGAGGGGCTGGTAGCGGAGGGCGGATTCGGTTCCGAGCCTCGTGGGTTCGTGTCACGCGTTCCACGCGTTCCAGAACCGCGCCTCCTGAACGGCAGGCGTCCGGGACCGGAAGGTGTCAATGAAGGTGTCAGCGAAGTGCCATCCGAACCGCCCGGAACGGCAGGGCGGGCTGTGCGCGAAGTGCCTGACCAAAGCCCGGAACGAGGACCGTAAGCCGGACTGCCATCCCGAACGACGGTACCACGCGAAGGGCCTATGTTCGGGCTGCTACTTCAAGCAGAAGCAGCGGGCTGAGTGTCACCCGGACCAGCCGTACCGAGCCCGCGGGCTGTGCGGCAACTGCTATGCCCGGATCTACATGTGGGAGCGTCGGTCGAAGGTTCGCGCCCGCGAGCGTGTGCTGCGCAGGGACTACGGTATTGGGGTCGATGAGTACGACGCCCTCCGCATCGCCCAGGGCGGGCGCTGTGCGATCTGTGGTGACGAGTCCGACCGCACCTTGGCCGTTGACCATGACCATGCCACGGGTCAAGTCCGTGGGCTGCTCTGCATCCGGTGCAATCGAGCCATTGGCAACCTCCGTGATGACCCCGACCTAGCCCTTCGAGCAGCGGCCTACCTTGAGCGCGCCCGGGAGCGCGTCGCATGACCAACCCCAACCCGAAGCGCCCGCTGACCAGCGGCGAGGTCGCCCAGATCAAGTCCCGCTGGGCCGCCGGCGAGTCCGAGGTCGACCTGGCGGAGGCGTTCGACCGCAGCCAGAGGTCGATCAGCCTCCTCCTGACCGGCAAGACCTACCAGCACAGCCACGGCTCGTCCCACTTCCGCAACCTCCACCTCGTCGACGGCGAGATCACCTGGCGCGAGCTGCGCGATGCCGCGCTGGAGTACGACGAGTGCGGCCTGCCCGACACTCCCTCGTTCGAGCGGGCGCTGGACTTCGTCTTGTGGCTCCGGGCCGAAGTTCGGGGGGTGGCGGCATGACCGTTCCCCTCTCGCCCGGTTCGTCCCGCCGGCTGGCCGCCTCTCGGTTCGGGGCCGAGTTCCGCAAGGCCCTGGCCAGCCGCGGGGTGTCCCTGAAAGCCGTCGAGCGCGCCACCGGCATCAGCCACACCAACCTGTGGAACTACCAGCGCGGCGTCAACCTGCCCCGCCTCGACACGGCCACGAAGATGGCCGAGGCGCTGGTCTGGCCCCGGCTGGCGGAACTGATCCGCGAGGCGCGCTCCGACACCTGCTCCCGTCCCGGCTGCTCGGTGGTGTTCTTCAACGAGGGTGGGTCCCCGAAGCGGTACTGCTCGAGTGACTGCCGCGTCCTGGCCGCGACGATGCGCGAGGAGGGCGAATCGGGCGGCGCGGTGTTCCTGCGGACCGTGCGCTCCGAGCTGGACCGGGTTCGCGGGACGACCGCCCCGGTCAGCCGCAAGGCCCTGCGTCGCGCCGCCGATCAGTACGCCCGCTCCGGGTCGAAACGCGGCCGGCGGGTCGAGGCCGTCCAGGTCCGGCTCGACGCGGCGATGGCCGCCGCCGCCGCCTTCTGCCGCTCGTGTGAGCCCGAGGGCTACTGCCAGACGCCCGACTGTCCGCTGCGACCGGTGTCACCCCTTCCCCTGGCGGTCGAGCCGATCGAGGTCGAGCTGGCCGTCAAGGCACCCGGTGCATGGGGCACTTCCGAGAACCGCGAGAACCAGGTGGCCGCCATCCGGGCTGCCAACGCCCGGCGCTGGACCCCCGAGGAGCGGGTGCGGTTCGCCGTTGCCACCCGACGCCGCTGGGAGCGGCTCACCCCCGAGGAGCGAGCCGAGTGGGGTCGGCGGATCAGCGCCGGCCGGAAGGGTGCGGCATGAAGCGGCGTAAGCCCTGGCAGACCCGCGAGTCGGCCATCCGGGCCAGCGTGCTGGCCGCCCTCCGACGCCGATGACCGCGTGCCCGCTGTACCTCGCCCTGGCCATCGCCCGCCGCGAGCTCGCCGCCGAGACGCCGCTGGCGATCCATGCCAGGATGGCCCCGAAGCTGACCGACCGCGAGGGCATCAGCTCCGACGAGGGCGGGCTGGGGCCGCCGTTCACCGCCGCCTTCCACCGGCTGCTGGCCGACCATCCCGAGTTCGTCATGCGCGCCTCGCTGCGCCACGTCGCCGACTGGTGCGCCGCCCGCCACCGGACCCACATCCGCGAGTTCGGCCCGCCGTTGTGCGCCGAGATGACCGACCTCGCCGTCCGCGACATGCTCGAGCCGTCAAGCATCGCCAACCTGTTCGGCGTCCGCGAGCCGTTCGTCCGCGACATCCTGACCGGCGCCTTGTCGGAGGCCGCCGCCTTCCGGCGCAACGAGCGCGAGCGGCTGAACGCGGTCGAGGTCAACGAGCAGGCCCGGGTGAAAGCTCGTCATGCGGAAACGGTCGAGGACCGGCTGTCGGCCGAGCACGACGTCGCCCTCCAGGAGCGCATGTGGCGCGTGCTGCGGGCCAAGTACGACCGGATCGCGCCGTGGGAGGACGAGCTGGCCCGGCGCCGGGAGAAGCACAAGATCCTGCGCTGCGAGGCGTGCCCGCTGCTGGCGGAGGCGGCGTGATCCCGGTTGACACTCCCGGTCCAACAATGTATGACAACCCCAACCGAATCGGAGTGAGTCGGCACCCGTCCGCAAGGCCGACCCCGCGGGGATTGAAACAGATCCCCAACGAGCGGGCTCCCCAAGAGCCCCCCACCGATGATTCCCCGTCCCCGCTTTCAGGCGGTGCCCCATGCTGACCCCCCTGCCCGAGCCGTGGGCCACCGTCCTGGGCCTCATCGTCGGCCCAGTCGGGGCCTTCGTCGCCCTCGGCGTCGCCATCTTCTTCCTGTGGCGCCTGTTCCGCGAGGAGCAGGCCAAGAACATCGCCAAGGACGCGCTCCTGACGGCCCTCACCGATGCCGTCCGCAACCTCACCGTCGAGGTGAAGGCATGGAGAGAAGCCTCGAAATGATGCGCTGGCTCCGCGCGCTGTTCGGGGGGACCAACAAGCCTGACCCGGTGGCGCGGGACGCCAGACTCGCCATCGCGCTCGCCCAGCGCGAGCTCAACGCCTCCCAGCGCCGACGTCTGGCCGCCGCCGACGCCAAGTACCACCAACGTCTCAAGGGGACGCGATGATCGACACGCTCACCGCGATCGTCACGACCGGCGGCTTTCTCATCTTCCTGGTCCTGCTCGGGCTCGGCGTCGGGGCGATGATCCGGCGCATCCTCCTCTACTTCCAGACCGGGCACCGGGTGCCGATCATCCTGCGCCGCGACTTCGGCCTGTTCATCGCCCTGTCGTGGGTGTTCGGCGGCGCGGCGCTTCTCCGCTTTCTGAACATCACCCTCGAGCCGGGCAGTCTTGAGCGGCTCCTGTTCATCGTCCAGCAGTACCTCGTCGGCCTCATCGCCCTCGGCTACTGGGTCAAGGTCGAGCTGTTCGACGTCGACGACCCGACTGTCGAATGATCTTCGGCAAGCCGGTCGCCGGCGAGATCCACCCGACGACCTGGCAGCGGCCGGCGGGCAACCGCGACTTCAAGGTCACCTCCCCGTTCGGCCCGCGGGTCCTGGTCACCCCCGACGGCAAGCGGGTCGGATCGGTCCACAAGGGCATGGACCTCGGCAACGGCCGCGAGGGCGACCCGGTGTACGCGCAGGCCACCGGCAAGGTGGTCGAGTGGCGGCCGGTCCTCGACGGCGTGGTCACGATCCAGACCGACGACCGCCAATGGCAGCTCGTCGCGGCCCACATGCGCCAGATCAGCGTCGGCCTCGGCTCGCGGGTCACCCGCGGGCAGATCATCGGCCGCGTCGGACAGGTCGGCGCGCCGGGCCAGCCCCACGTCCACATCGAGAACAAGAAGCGCAACCTGCTCGGCCGCTACGTCGCGCAGAACCCATGGCCGCTGCTGGAGGACGACGTGAGCCAAACCATCGTCACCCGCAACCCCTTCCCGTCGCCCCGCGGCTACACCGTCCCGGCCGGCAGCCTGACGGCCTACAAGCCCGACGGCTCGACCAAGACGGTGTCCTTCGCCAAGCCGTCGCGGGCCACCGCGCGGGCTATGGCGGTCATCACCCAGGACCCGGCGAAGGCCCCCAACGGCACCTTCCTGGAGGGCAATGATGGCGCGTTCGAGGGCTGGTACATCATCCCGGCCCAGGTCAGGCTTGATCCGGCTCCTGCTGATCCTGACGCGGACACGATTGCCGAGCTCACGGCGGCCCTCGCCGCCCAGACCGCCCGCGCCAACCGCGCCGAGGACGACCTCGCCAATGTCCGAGCACTCGAAGTGGCCCATGCCAAAACGATCGGGGCGATCACCGGATGACCTCGCCCACCGCGACCGCAAGCTCGCGGCCGTCATCCGCCACAACCTCGCGCTCCAGGGCCACACGGCCAAGCCCATGAGCAACGGCGACGGGATCGTGCTGAACTGCGAGTGCGGCACCAAGGCCACCGTCGACGGCTACCGCGACCATCTGCTCGCCATCTGCCGCGACACGCCGGTCAGGGTCCCGCCGCGTTGAGCCTCCGCGACGAGCTGGGCACCGTCGCCTTGCCGGGACCACCCTGTAGCGTCGGCCGCTGGCTGACCGCGCAGGACGACCCCGAGTGGGACGAGCTCCTGGCGGACGAGTCCATCCGGCACTCCACCTTAGTCCGCTTGGCCCGCCGGCACGGCTACGTCGGCTCCGACGTGACCTTCCGCCGCCACCGCCTTGGAGGGTGCGCCTGTGGCCGGGCTGCGTGACGAGCTGGCGGAGGACAACGCCAAGACCGCGCTCCGCAAGGCGCTGGCCGACCTCGAGAAGGCCAAGGCTTCGAAGGCCGAGCTGATCGAGGCCGTCTACCGCGGCGCCCATGACGCGGCCAGCGCGGTCGAATACACGCCCATCCCACCCCCCAAGCGCAAGGCGGCCCGCAACGCCGAGGTCGCGGTCCCGATCCTCGCTGACTGGCAGCTCGGGAAGATGACCCCGGACTACAGCAGCGAGGTGTGCGAGGAGCGCATCCGTCTGTTTGCCCAGAAGGTCGCCGAACTCACCGCCATCCAACGCTCAGACCACCCGGTCAATGACTGCCATGTGTGGCTGCTCGGAGACCTGTGCGAAGGCGAGCTTATTTTTCCCGGCCAGGCGCACCGCATCGACGCCAGCCTGTATCGGCAAGTGGCCCTCGACGGTCCACGAATCCTCGGCGACTTCTTACGGGCGATGCTGGCCGACTACCACCACGTGACCGTGACGGCGGTCCAGGGCAACCACGGGGCCATCGGCGGCCCAGCCCGGCGCGAGATGCACCCCGAGTCGAACGCTGACCGGATGCTGTACCGGATCGTGGCCGATCGCTTCTCGGACGAGCCGCGGATCACTTTCAACCTGCCAGAGCCGTCCAATGAGCGGGCGTGGTACGCCATCGACCGGATCGGCAACTACTCGTGCCTCCTGTTCCACGGGGACCAAGTGCGGGGCGGGTTCGCCGGGATGCCGTTCTACGGCTTCTACAAGGCCATCCAGGGCTGGGCGTCCGGGGCGATCCGTGAGCCCTTCGGAGACGCCGCCTGCGGCCATTGGCACCAGCACGCCAATCTGACCTTCAACACCCGGACGCTGCGTATCTCCGGCTCACCGGAGAGCACGAACACCTACGCGCAGGAACAGCTCAAGGCCATGGGCGACCCGAGCCAAAGGCTGATGTTTGTCCACCCAGAGCGGGGCCGTGTGACTGCGGAGTACCAAGTCTGGCTCTAGGAGCCCGCCCATGCCACAGACCATCGACGCCCTGTGGCAATACTTCGGCGAGCGCGACGCCTTCCTGTTCGCCCTCGTCGCGGTCCTCGTGTTCTTCGGCGTCCTATGCGCCTCACGGCTGGTCGACTACGAGGACTACTTCCGCGAGCACACCCCGGCCGCCAAGGACTTTGACCTGTGGCGCGCCAAGCGCAAGCGGGCGCACCTGTGCCCCAAGGACAACATCGTCCTGATGCGCGGCTCCTGCCCGATCTGCGGCTGGAAGCCTGAATGACTCTGGCGGCATGTGCCCGCCGCCGACGCCTGGCCCACGTCACGGGCCAACTCAACCGACGATCCGGGCGAGGTGGGTTAGCCCCTTCGGGGACGCGGATGGTTGCCGCGGCGGCCGCGGACAACGCCGCCGGCAGGTAGCCCGGTCGTCGGATTCCATGGGGGCGCTGTTCGACCCGAGGGTCGGTACTTGTCCACATCTACCGACGCAATGGTACGCGGCCGAGAGGCCGCCGCCTCCATCAACCCCAGCCAAGGAGAACCCATGTTCAACCCCCTCGAGATCCTGAACAAGGAGCCGGTGGTCATCGCCGGAGCGGTGATCGCGGTCATCAACCTGCTGTCGCTGCTCAACGTCCTGGTCCTGGACGCCGACCAGCTCGCCGCGCTGAACACCGCCATGGTGGCTGTCCTGTCGCTGTTCGTTCGGGCGAAGGTCTCGCCGGTCGCCTGATGATCGACACGATCCTCCTGATCGCCGCGGCCATCTGCTTCGCCGCGGCGGCGCTGGGCGTCAACGCCCGGATCAACCTCACCGCGCTCGGCCTCCTGCTGTGGCTCTTGACCAGCCTGCTCTAGAGCGCCACCCGCCCTGCGCCTGCACCGAGTGCTCGTGCTCGCGGTTCACGACAGAAGGCGACGACATCTGCACCCGGTGTGCCATGGAGCTCCATGCCCCGGACGACTTCGACCCCGAGGACTGAAAGGAAGCCCCTAGATGGCTCTCGCACTCACCGCCACGCGCCAGGAAGATGACGCGGTCCTGCTCGAATGGACCGGCTACGTTGACGGCCCGACGATCACCCTGGCGACCTCGGCCGCCGCGGACGACATCATCGACACCACGACACCGCACTTCTTCGCCATCGGCGACCGGGTGCGGTTCGTCACCCTGACCGGCGGCACCGGGCTGTCGGCGGGAACCACCTACTTCGTCGTCGCCGCCTCGTTCGGGACGCAGACCTTCCGGGTGTCGGCCACCGCCGGCGGAGCCGCGATCAACTTCACCGCCGACATCACCGCGGGCACCGTGGTCAAGGCCGTGGCCCTCCACGAGGCCAAGATCGTCCGCGGCGAGGACGGGATTATCGCCACCCTCGACGGGACCGTCACCAGCTACCTCGACGAGACGGCCCCCGCCGACGAAACGACCTACACCCTCACTGCCTACTACCTCCCGTCCGAGACGACGTCCGACGTGGTGGCCGCCGCCGACCCGCCGCCGACGCCTGCCGACATCGCCTGGAACCTCATCAACCCGCTGGACGAGAGCGTCCTCGGTGAGATCGTGTCCGGCGACGAGGTGCTGCTCCCGTTCGCGCTCCAGGCCATCCCCCCGGCCGGGACCGAGAGCATGCGGTTTTCGGGGACGGGGATGCCCGCCAACCGGATCGAGAACCAGCCGCCCTACGCGCCGTTCCAGGACACCAACGGGGACTATGTCGCGGCCTCTATCTCGGCTGGGCCGGCCACGATCCGGGCCGAGGCGTTCGACGCGGACAACGCGACCGGCAACGTGGTGGCCGACGAGACGCTGTCGTTCACCGTCCTCCCCACCCCGCCCGGACCGCCGCCGCCCCCGCCCCCGCCCCCGCCTCCGGGGGACCAGGCCGACAAGTGGCGCCTCATCCCGCAGAACGTCCGCAGTTGGGTCATCCCGCCCCAGGGCTGGAAGCGGACCGGGCTTGACCTGTTCACGACCGACATCGCGCAGGGCGAGTGGGGCAAGCCGGGCGGCACCTTCGAGTTCCCCGGCATGACCGAGGGCGACTGGCGCTGGCGGGCCACGGCCTACTCCAGCTCGGGCACCGACTCGTCCAAGCGCGGCCACTACTCCGGCAAGGACACCGCGTGGGTCGATGACGGCGAGTTCAAGGAGCACATCCGGTTCGGGGTCAAGGGCGTCGTCCCGTTCGTCCACAACCAGGCCGGCGTCCCGCTCGTCAACCGACCTCTCCTGGTCGGCCCCGAGAAGACCCCGTCCTACTCCGATATCACCCGCCGCCCGGCGTGGTGCATCGACCTGTACGCCAAGTATCCCGGCGGCCACATCGAGACGTTCAAGTGCGCTCACCTGCTGTGGGGCAGCTCGACGATCGGGACCGCGGGCTACCAGGAGTTCGACTTCCCCGAGATGAAGTTCGGCGACGGCCTGCGCGGCAACGCCTTCTTCCACAACGAGGGGACGGTCGGCGGCCAGGACAGCAAGCGGCTGGACATCGACACCACCCAATGGCACCTGTACCGGCTCATCTACCACGCCAAGGGTTACAAGGGTCACCCGACCGGCTACGCCGAGGCGTGGCTGGACGGCAAGCTCGTCCTCCGCAAGACGACGAACATCGGGACCGGCTCGCTCTACTACGCCAAGCAGACCGAGACGTACCTGAAGAAGGACAAGATCGCCGGCGAGACGGGTGGTCCGACGCTCAACAGCTCCGGACCGCAGGGCATCATCACCACCCGCCTGTTCCAGATCTGCGAACCGGAGTAGGAAAAATGGGCGGGCACTTCCCTCCCGGATTCCCAGCCAGTTCCCGAAAAAGGGGGTACGGGGGGGTGTCCGGGGAGGAGCCACGGTAGATGCCGCTCCTCCGCTGCCTCGAGCCCGGCTGTTCCGAGGTCGGCCTGTTCACCCGCTGCGCCTACCACACCCGGATCCGCAACCACGAGCGGAACGCCCGCCCCGAGCGGGTGGCCCTGTATGGTGGCGATTGGCCGGCCGAGTCCCGGCGCATCCGTGAGGGGCATCCGTTCTGCACGGTGATGGGGTGCCAGCGTTTGGACCTGACCGTGGACCATCCCACCAGGGATGTCCTGTGCCGAAGGCACCACGGGCAGCTAGAGGCCCGGCGGCGGGCCGCCCGCGGGCTGGCCTGACGGCGCCGTCGAAGGGCCTTGATGGCGGGGCCTGCTGAATCTCTAGGACCGCGTCGGCCTCCGTACCCCGCGCCACCGCTCTCGCATTGAGTGCAAATACAGGAGTCCTGAAGCCTTGCCGGGCCGACCACCCAAACCAGCGGCCCAACGCCGCACCCGACACAAGCCACAGCGCGGTGAATGGACCCCCGCACCGGGCGTCGGCTGGCAGCACGGCGACATGCCACTGCCACCTGACGGCCTGATGCCCGCCTCGCTCACCGCGTGGCAGACCTGGATGCGGTCATGGGTCGCCGCCCATTGGACGCCCGACGATTTGCCGGGCCTGCGCGCCCTGATCCGCACCTACGACCAGCACGAGCGCGGCGAGTTCCAGCGCGGCCCCGAGCTGCGCCTGCTGATGGACACCTACGGCATCACGCCCAAGGGCCAGCAGGACCGCCGATGGACACGACCCGAGGAGGAGGCCAAGCCATCGTCACCGCAGCCGCGCCGCAAGCGCGCCGCAGCCGCCGACCAGTACGCCCATCTGCGGGTCGTCAACGAATAGGGGTTCCGTCCCTCGGATTCGGGGTCCTGTATTGGCTCCGCGACCACCTGCCATCGCCGGCCAACGAGCACGAGCCGCTGGTCCTGACCGATGAACAGGCCCGCTTCGTCATCGCCATGTACTCGCTCGATGATCGGGGCGAGCTCCTGTATCGCCGCTCACAGATCGAGATGGCCAAGGGTTGGGGCAAGTCCCCGCTGGCGGCGGCGATCTGCGTGGCCGAGCTCGCGGGTCCGGTGTGCTTCGACGGCTGGGACGCGGACGGCGAGCCGGTCGGCGTCAAGTGGGGCACCGGGGAGCGTCCTCCCCCGCTCGTCCAAGTGGCGGCCGTGTCCGAGGACCAGACCGACAACACCTACGGCGCGCTGTACCAGTACCTCACCGCCCGTGGCGGCAAGGTGGCCGACTCCATCCATGTCGACCTGGGCCGCACTCGCCTGTACCGGACTGACGGGCCGGGCGAGCTCCACCCGGTCACCGCGTCGGCGGGGTCTCGCGAGGGGCAACGCCTGACGTTCGGGCTCATGGACGAGACCCACCTGTGGACGACCCAGAACGGGGGCGTCCGGCTGGCCGACACGATGCGCCGCAACGCGGCGAAGATGGGCGGACGGACCCTCGAGACGACGAACGCACCGATGCTCGGCATCAAGTCGGTCGCCGAGCGCACCGGGCACGACGTCGACCGTGGCTGGTCCGGCATCCTGCGCCTGGCGCGATCGCCGAAGCCCGAGCCGATGCCCGACTGGTCCGACGACCAGCTCCTCGCCACCCTCGACGAGGTGTACGGCGAGGCGCGCTGGATCGACCGCAACCGACTGCTCCGCGAGATCCGCGACCCGGCCACCTCATGGGACGACGCCCTCCGCTTCTACTTCAACACCCGCGCCGCGGGCACCGGCCGAGCCGTTGACCCCCGCCGCTGGGACGAGCTGGCGCGCCCCCAGGACGTCCCGCCGGGCACGGCCATCGGCCTGGGCTTCGACGGCTCGATCAGCCAGGACGAGACATGGCTGGTGGGCTGCACGGCGTCGGGCTACTCGTTCCGCATCGACCGCTGGCACCGGCCGCCGGGCGACGCGTCCTGGACCGTTCCCCGCTCCGAGGTGATGGCCAAGGTGGCGTGGGCCTTCAGCACCTACCGCGTCGGCCGCTTCTACTACGACCCGCCGAAATGGTCGACCGAGGGCGAGCAATGGACCGCCGAGTACGGTGGCGGTGAGGAGAAACGGGTCGTGTCGTTCGACACCAACCAGCCCCGCCGGTTCGCGCCGGCCGTCGACCGCTGGCTGGTAGGAATCCGCGAGGGAACCCATACCCACGACGGAGATCCTGACTTGGCAGACCATGTGAAGGCGGCTCACCTGCGGAAAGTCCACCTCAACGCCGCCGAGGATGACGGTCGGACCAAGTACGTCATCGTCAAGGGCGAGGACCGTCGGAAGATCGACGGCTGTATCGCCGACATCCTGGCCTACGAGGCGGCGATGACCATGCCCGACATGACCCCCTTCGTCAGCTCCTACGAGACCGAGGGCCTCACCTTCTCTGGCCCGCGAGGTTAGCCCATGACCGTCCGAACCCGCACCCGCCTCGGGCTCCGCGCCGGGGCCAGCCTCCGCCGGACCATCGCCCGCTTCGACCTGACCGACGTGGCCCTCGTCGGCGGCCTCGCCCTGCTGTGGTACGGCGTGAGCCGGATGGCGCCTGGCTGGGAGCCCATCGTGGTCGGCACGATCATCGTCCTGTACGGCGCGGCGCCGATGCTGGCCGCCCTGCGGGGCCGCTGATGGGCGTCCTGGTCAAGAGCTTCAAGCAGGGCCTCGGCTGGCCGAACCCCGGCTGGCCACCCCCGCCCGGCACGTCGCGGACCGTCACCGGCGTCGTCCTGAACAACGACACGGCCTTCACCGTCGGCGCCTTCCACGCCGGGGTGCGGCTCATCGCCGAGGACATCGCTGGGCTCCCGCTCGGGGTGTTCCAGAAGGATGGCCAGCGGCGGATCGAGGCGTCGAACCACCCGTCGTACCCCGCCCTCCACGCCTCGCCGAACCCCGAGATGACGGCCATGGTGTGGCGCGAGACGATGATTGGCCACTACCTGAGCTGGGGGAACTGCTACTCCGAAAAGGAGTTCAACGGGGTCGGCCAGGTCATCCGCCTGTGGCCGCTGCGCCCGGACCGGATGAAGGTCGAGCGCGACGACGCGGGGATGCGGGTCTACAAGTACCGCCTGGCCTCGGGCGAGGAGGTCAAGCTCCCGCCGGCCAACGTCTTCCACGTCCCCGGCTTCGGCTTCGACGGGCTGGTCGGCTACTCGCGGCTGTCGATGGCCCGCCGGGCGCTGGAGAACGCCATCGCCATCGAGGAGTACGGCCTCCACACCTTCGCCTCGGGCGGCCAGCGGTCGGTCGTCATCAAGCACAAGCAGCAGCTGTCCAAGGACGCGAAGGAGAACATCGTCGCGTCGTGGGACAAGAACCACGCGGGCCTGAGCAACGCCCAGCGGACGGGCATCCTCGACGAGGGGATGGACCTCGAGGAGGTCGGCTTCCCGCCCGAGGACGCGCAGTTCATCGACTCCAAGAAGCACTCGGTCGAGGACATCGCCCGCTGGCTGCGGCTCGCGCCCCACAAGCTCTCGGATTTCACGCGGGCCACGTTCAGCAACATCGAGGAATCGAACCTCGACCACGTCACCTCCACGCTCATGCCGATCGGCAATCGGTTCGAGCAGCAGTACGACAAGGACGTGCTGGGTGGCGGCGCGTTCTACGCCAAGCACAACTTCGCCGCCCTCCTGCGCGGCAACAGCAAGGACCGCGCCGAGTTCTACCGGGTCATGCGCGAGGTCGGGGTCTACACCGACGACGAGATCCGCGCCTTCGAGGACATGAACCCCCTCACCGACGAGGACCGCCAGCGCATCCTGTGGCCGCTGAACAGCGTCCCAGCCTCGGCCTACGACGAGCGCGGGATGACGGTCCAGAACCGGGTCGACGCGGTCGGCGTCCTGGTCCGGGCCGGCTACGACCCGGCGGCCGCGCTCGCCGCCCTCAACCTTCCGACCATCGAGCACACCGGCCTGGTGCCGGTGACGGTCACGCTCGACCCGCTTACCGCGCCCCGAAACGGTACAGGAGCCTCCGTCCCATGACACCCGATCGCAAGTCCTTCACGCCCAACGAGCTCAAGGTCGACGAGACGGGCTCGATCGAGCTCGCGTTCTCAAAGCTAAACGCGATCGACGCCGACAACGACGTCACCCTGCCCGGCGCGTTCCCGTCCAAGACCGTCCCGATGTCGGCCTACGGGCACTCCTCGTGGGAGGGCGCCCTGCCGGTCGGCAAGGGCACGATCAGCGAGCGCGACGGCTGGGCGGTCTACACCGGCCAGTTGTTCATGGACACCACCGCCGGTCGTGACACCCACGCCACCCTGAAGGGGCTGGGCGACCTCGCCGAGTTCAGCTTTGGCTACAACGTCCTCGACGGCGGGCCCGGCACCTTCGACGGCAAGCCCGTCCGATTCCTCCGCAGCCTCGACGTGTTCGAGGTGTCCCCGGTGCTCAAGGGCGCCGGGGTCGGCACCCATCTCCTCTCGATCAAGAGCGGCGCGCCGGCATCCGATGCGCCGATGGCCGATCTCCTCGCTTGGTACTCCGAGGCGGAGAAGGCAGTTCTGGATCGGTTCACGAGCCACGCGCTGGCCCGTGCCAGCGAGGGCCGCAAGCTCTCGCGGGCCGACCGCGCCCACCTCGAGGACAACGTCGAGTCGATCGGCGATGTCCTGGAGAAGCTCCTGGACCTGATCGAGGCCGACGACCTCAAAGAGGTCGATCCGGTCACCCTGGAAGTCCTGCTCGGGACCGCCCGAGCCTACGGCGTCGCCGTCTGACGACGCTCCCCCATGTAGGGCGCCCTACGCGCCCGCCCACGGAGTACCCAACCCATGGCAACCTCAACTGAGCTCGGTCAGAAGCTGACCGAGAAGCGCCAGGAGCACGGCGCGTGGCTGGCCGCCCGCAAGGACGGCGACGGCTACAAGATGTCGCCCGACGAGATCGCCGAGTTCCACGCTCGCAACGACGAGCTGGCGGTGATGCAGGACGAGTACGACACCGCCCTCCAGGTCGAGAAGTCGGCCGCCGAGAACGCGGCCAAGCTCGCCCCCCAGGGTCGGCTCGTCAAGGACACCGACGCCGAGATCAAGGTCACCGAGCCGGTCGCCTACAAGGCGCAGGTCGACATGGCCTTCAAGTCGGCGTTCGAGGCCAACGCCTCGATCCTCGACCGGCTGGCCAAGGGCGGCCGCGGCTCGTTCGCGTTCCAGCTCCCCGGCAACCTGAAGACCGTGCTGGCCACCACGGCCCACGCGCCGCAGGCTGACCGGCAGGGCACCTTCGGGTCGGCCCTGTTCTTCGGTGACACCGAGGACCAGTTCCCCCACGGCTCGACGACCAGCAAGTCGGTCGACTACTACCTCCAGACGACTGACACCGACAACGCGGCCGCCGTCGCCGAAGGCTCGGCAGCCACCGACTCGGCGTTCGCCTGGACGCTGACGACCGACCCGGTCGAGACGATCCAGACCTGGATTCCGATGACCCACGAGGCCATCGCCGACAACGTGGGCCTCCAGTCCACGGTGACCGGGATGCTCGCTCGTCGGCTCCAGAAGAAGTCGAACAACCTGATCCTGGCGGGCGACGG